TTTTAATTCACATGATCGGTGGCCTGTCTCGAACAGCAACTACTGCTCTAAGACAGCTACTTGATGCGGGTACATTATCAAACTTACCTGCTGGATTTAAGTCTAGAGGCATGAGAATTAGAGATGATGACCAACCAATTCAACCTGGAGAGTTCAGAGACGTTGATGCACCAGGTGGAAACATCAGAGATCAGTTTCAATTACTACCTTTTAAAGAACCAAGCACAACTTTATTCAATCTTTTAGGTTTTTGTGTAGATGCAGGAAGAAGATTTGCATCAATTGCTGACCAACAAGTCGGTGATGGTAACCAAGCGGCAGCTGTTGGCACTACAATTGCTCTTTTAGAGAGAGGTTCTAGGGTAATGAGCGCTATTCACAAGCGTTGTTACTATGCAATGAAGCAAGAATTTAAGCTTTTAGGTCAAATTATAGCTGAATACCTACCACCTGAGTATCCATACGCTGTCTACGGGGCTGAGAGAGTCATTAAAGTGGTAGATTTTGACGACCGAGTAGATATTTTACCGGTTGCAGACCCAAATATCTTCTCAATGTCGCAAAGAGTGACATTAGCACAAACACAATTACAAATTGCGCAGTCAAATCCACAACTTCACAACCTACATGAAGCTTATAGACGTGTTTATGAGGCTTTAGGCACTAAAGAAATACCTCAAATCCTAAAACCAGAGCAAAAACCGTTTCCAAAAGACCCTGCAATTGAAAATATGGAAGCTTTACAGATGTTACCGATGACTGCATATCCAGATCAAGACCATGACGCACATATTGCAGCCCATTCTGCGTTTATGAGAACTAGAATGGTGCAAATTAACCCTATGGTGTATGCAAATCTACAAGGACACATCTCTCAACACGTTTCTATGAAAGCATCTGCTGAAGTTATGGCTATGATGCAACAAGATCCTAATTTAATGGCTATGGCACAACAAAATCCACAAGCATTTCAATCTATGTACAATTCTGAAGTAGCAAAAAGGATTGCACAGATAACTGCAGAGCTAGCACAGAACGAAACTATGATGGATGCACAGAAAAGCGACCCTGTAATCATGTTGAAACAAAGAGAATTAGATTTAAGAGCTATGGATTTACAAAGACGTGCTCAAGAGGGTAGTATGAAGCTAGAACAAAATCAAGATCAATTTGATGAGAAATTAGATTTTGATAAATTAAAATTAGAAACACAAGATGAGCAATCTGATAAGAGATTAGAAGTTGCTCGAGAAAAAATGGAGAAAACAAATGTCGGGAAAAAAACTGGGGCTAGATAACCTTTATAAAAATTTATACACAACAGTAAATAAAAACAGTCCAAGTACTGAATTTATAAATAGAAGATTAAAATTATCTTCAACTGATGAATTTACTAATAGAAGAATGACGCTATCTTCAAATAAACCTGCAAAAGAAGATACATTTACAAATAGAAGAAAAAAATTAAAATCAGCAACTAAAAACATATTTAAAACTGCTTTTAAAAGATCTCCAATTGGAAGAATAGCTGATCTAACAATTAAAGTTGGTTCTGGAATTGGTATTGGATACGAAACAGCTAAAAATAAATTTAAAACAGATAAAAAATCTACAGGTGGCGAAACTAAGTTATCACCTAAACAACAAAAGATTGCAGCGGCAGCTCCACCACCAAATAAAATTACAGGTGCGGACTTTGCAGCATTAAAGAAAAATAAAAATGTCAAAAAAGCATAAAATTTCTGGCAAAAGATCAGGGCCTCCACCACTAAGAGGCCCAAACCCCAACGTACCACCAATCAAAATGAGATATGGTGGTGGGGCTGATATGGGTGCTCCTGAAAGAGCACAGGAAAGAGCTAGTAGAGGTTACGGAAGTGTAGGCCCTGCTCAAGATAAAGGAAGTCCACAACAAAATGCAAATCAAAGAGCTCAAGTAAGAGCAGGTAACGTTAGAGCTGCAGAAAAATTAATTGATAGACCAAGTCCTTTAGATACAGCGATTAAAGGAGCTGGAGTTTTAAAAAATGTTGCAACATTTGGAGTTAGTAAAGCTTTAGATATACCTTTAGGTGCAATGAGGGTAGCCAAAAATATTATTGAACCTCTTACAGGAACTGTGTCTAATAAATTAGATTCATTAGGAATAAACAATCGAAAAAATTTAAATGATTATTCACCTGCTAGACCTACCTTTACTCAATTAGGTGGAGACAGTGGAGGAGGATTATGTCCAGATGGATCTAATCCACCTTGTTCAGTAGTGCAAGCAAGTAATGGTAAGTCTATAAGAGTTAGAGGAACCAAAGCAGCAATAAGAGGAACAGGATTTAAGGGAGTATTCTAATGTGGTTCGGTGCTATTAAATTAGCCGTTCAAGCTGGCTCTCATATATTTAAAAATCGTCAAAAAACTAAAATGTTAATGGCGGATGCACAAATGCGTCATGCAGAAAAAATGGCAAATGGTGAAGCCGAGTATCAAGGCAAATTATTAGAAGCAAGGCAATCGGACTGGAAAGACGAATTTATTTTATTATTACTTTCAGCACCCATTGTACTTTTAGCGTGGGCAGTATTTTCAGATGACCCAGCAGCTATGGAAAAAATGCAATTGTTTTTTGAATACTTTTCACAGTTACCATTTTGGTATCAAACAATTTTTGTGGGCGTCATAGCGAGCGTTTACGGACTTAAAGCAACTGATTTAATAAAAAGAAAGTAATGTTTAAGTGGATTAAAAATTTATTTAAGAAAAAACCTTTAGTTTTAAACAAAGAAGTTGAAATAGATTATTCTAAATTAACTAAAGGCGATCGTAAAAAATTAGTAGCTCAAGGAAAAATTAAGTCTATTTACAAACCCTACAATTAGTATATAACCCTTGCATGATTCAAGGTGATAGTGTTGAATACGAAATTCTAAAACAAGCTTGTGATAGTTTAGAAAATGAAAAACTATTTACTTGTGAAATAGGTGTTAGACAAGGAGCTGGAACTAAATTAATTTTAGATGCTCTTAAAAATAAAAATCATTGGCATATTGGAATAGATCCATACGGTAATTTAAATTATGAACATTACGATAATTCAGGATCTTATACTTGTGATTATACCAACAGTATGAAGCTACAATTAATAAAAGATATTGATTATGAAAATTTTACATTGTTTCCTATGGGTGATGATGAATTTATGAAACGTTTTCCAGATGGTGTTCCTATTTATAGAAATGAAAAAGAGATAATTAACAAATATGATTTAGTTCATTTTGATGGACCCCATAAGTCTTTTGATGTGATTAAAGAATCTGTATTTTTTGCTGAACGATCTCATGCTGGTACGGTGTTCGTCTTTGATGATTATCCTAAGTATGATATGGATACAATTTTAAAAATAATTGTAAATGAATATGGTTTTATGTTACTAAAACAAGGTAAAAATAAAATAGCACTTAAAAGAAATTAATGGAATTAGACTATCAATTAATAAAAAGACTAGTTGATAAGAGAATAGATTCTCTTAAAGATACTCTTGTGTACTCTGTTGACAAATTAGAGCAACTTCATTATATTAGAGGACAAATCAAAGGCCTAGAGTCTTTGCTTCAGGATCTTAATGACCTGCAGAAAAAACAGGAGCAACTAAATGACAAAGAACTTAGAGACTTCAAAGGAAGTACCTAAAAAAACAGAAGCATTACTTAATGCTTACAAATCACGAGACGAAATAGAAAATACCGTATTAGATGCAAAGAATGTAGAGAAGGATAAAAATCTTCTTGACAGGCTTCCATCTCCTACAGGTTATCGTATTTTAGTTTTACCATATGCTGGTCCTAAAAAAACTAAAGGCGGTCTATATCTTGCTGATACAACTCAAGAAACAATACAGATGACAACCGTATGTGCATACGTATTGAAGATGGGGGATCTATGCTACAAAGACAAAGAAAAATTTCCTAACGGACCTTGGTGTCAAAAAGGAGATTGGGTTATCTTTGGAAGGTACGCTGGATCTAGATTTAAAATAGAAGGCGGAGAAGTTCGTATTCTAAACGATGACGAGATAATCGCTAAGATTAACAATCCGGAGGATATCTTGCACGCATACTAAACATACGCAATTAAAACAGGAGCTACTATGGAACTAGAAGAAACTAAAAAATCACCACAGGTGGAATTAGACACTGACGGTGTAAACGAACAATCAGTAGAAGTTGAAGAACAAAAAACAGAATCTACTGAACCTCAATTACCTAACGAAGAAGTTGATTTAGGTTACACAGAACCTAAAAAAGAAGGTATTGAAGGAATCACAGTTGAACAAACAGAAGAATCTAAATCAGAATTAAAGGTTGATGATTTATCTGATGTCTCAGAAAAAGTAAAACGAAGAATTGATAAGTTAACTTTTAAAGTTAGAGAAGCTGAAAGAAGAGAAAAAGCTGCTATCGATTATGCACAAAGCATTAAAAAAGAATTAGATAACACTAATACTAGATTCTCCCC